AAAAAATAAAAACAGCAAGGGAAAATATAGATGCCAATCGTAAAGCACTTAAACAGCTCGATGAGGCTGTGGATCAAGTCATGGGTCGCAGTAACGACGAAAAGGGTGCAGAAAAAGCAGTTAGCATTCGGAGGGCCCAACAGAAAGAGCGTACTCGCTTACAAACGGAAATCGCCACCGAGCAGAAAACTATTACTGCCCTTGGCGAAGAGGTTGCACCATTACGGGCAGAGTTCCGCAAGATTGAAGCTGAAGTAGGACCAATTAAGTACCTTGCGGCTTTGTTGTATGGGGATAACCCCGATACTAATTTACTGGAAAGGGCTGTTAGATGGGTTATTATTACGATTGTGATAGTATTTGATCCAATGGCTATCTTACTTCTTATTGCAGCTAACTTTACGTTTAAGCAGTATAGGGGGGAGATGATTACAGCCGTAAATAGACCTAAGGGTAATTCTATTAGTGCGTTCGACGACCCACTTACCCCTATTGAACCTGGTCCTTCAAAAAGTGAACCCGTACCTGTACAAGAGGTGAATAAAGAAACATGGTCACCTGAGATGTATAAACGTGTTAAGAGTGAGATACCTAGAGAGATTTTGGATAAGATCTTTAAGAAGTAACGGTTGCATTGGTCAGGGATTTATATTATAATAATGGATCAATAAAGGTGATGATATGGAAAACGGATTATATAAAGATACTTGGTCGGAAGATGAGAAAGAAGTTTTTCGTAAATGGCTAATCGGCCATCTTAAGTATGGTCCTGTAACTGTCTTTTTTACTAAGAAAGATGGTACCGAGCGCAAGATGGAGTGTACTCTTAAAGACGGAGATGTCGTCCATTATGAAAAAAAGACTGAACAAGTAAGAGCTCTAAACAATGAACAATGCCCGGTATTTGACCTGGAAAAGAAGGAGTGGCGATCTTTTAGGTATGATGCTATTACTAAGGTGGAGCTTACTATACAATGAGTCGAGTAAAAATATTTGAACCAAAAATAAGTCCTGAAAATTATCTTTCAGGACTTTGTCATGCCTTCAACTGGTATAACCAGGAAAAAGATAAAAAAGATGCTCGATCGTATCTAAAAGACTATATTACGCTTAACTATACCAAGCATGATATTAAGACTTTCGATCGTTTACCAGATTCAAAAATAATTACTACCTATGCGTGGCTTGCTCGTATGGTCCTTAACGGTTCTTTAGAACTTAAAGATCAAGAACAAGTTAAGATGAGTAAGTATCTGGAAAGTATTCTAGATACATCGGATGTAGAAGAACAAGAAGAAGAAATAGTAGAAGAGGTAAAGGTATTACGCCCCACCGTTCGAGATAACATGAAAGAAAAGGTAAGTGAGTATCTAGGGGAGTTAGAGGGTGCTATTGATGACTTCTTTATTACTGGTAAAGAACTTAGCCTCTATACCGATCTTAAGTCAAGAGCTATCCCTCAACCCTACTGCCCGTTTATAGATGAATGGGTTAAAAAGACCGCATCCGAGTTTATTACAGTATATGAGTCTTCAGAAGATCAAATGAAGGAAGGCTATAGTAATATCGGTAAGCGTAAGATAACACAATTAATTAAACTCATTAGTTCTTGGTCAGAAGACCTCGATCGTTATACTCAGTTTAAGAAAGCAAACCGTAAACCAAGAATTAAGAAAGCCAAGCCCCCGGGGTTACAGGTATCTAAACTTAAGTATAAACGAGAAGATATTGAACTTAAAATTAAGTCTGTCACCCCATCTGATATAGTTGGATCATCTCAAGTATGGGTCTATAATACTAAGTATAAGAAACTTGCTGTGTATAGGTCTGAGGCAACTTCGGGTATTGAAGTTAAGGGATCATCCTTACAGAATTACGATCCAGATCTATCCGAACAAAAGACTTTACGTAAGCCAGCGGATACTCTTAAAGAAGTACTTACTGTGGGTAAGGTACAGCTTCGTCGTATTATACCGGAGCTTACTACTAAAGAAACTCCGGTAAATGGTCGTATAAACGAAGAATGTATTATTGTGAGAGTAATTAAGTGATTATTATCGATTACAGTCAGACCATTATTTCAAATTTAATGGCTGAGATTGGCTCACGTAAGGATATAGAGATCGAGGTAGATCTCCTCCGCCATATGGTGGTAAATAGCATTCGTAGTCATAAGTTAAAATTTGGCAGAGAATATGGCGAGGTAGTTATTGCTTGCGACAGTAAGGGTAAATACTGGCGTAAAGAAGTATTTCCTTACTATAAGGCTAATCGAAAAAAAGCTAGGGAAGAATCTGGGTTTAATTGGCCGTTAATTTTTGATACTATAAACGTTCTTAAAAAAGAACTTAAAGAAAATTTCCCCTATCGTGTAATAGAAGTAGATGGCGCTGAGGCAGATGATATTGTTGCTAGTTTAGCAGAATGGTCCTCTCAGAACGATCTTAAGGAAGGTACGCTCTTTTCAGAGCCTGCTCCGATGTTAATCATATCTGGTGATCATGACTTTATTCAGTTACAGCGCTTCAAGCACGTCAAGCAGTATTCGCCTACTCAGAAAAGATTTGTTACACCAGAGCGAACTCCGGAAAATTATGTAATTGAGCATATTATTAGAGGGGATAAGGGAGATGGTGTCCCTAATGTACTTTCAGCTGATGATGTTATTGTTAACGGGGAAAGACAGAAGAAAATTATGTCGGAAAAATTAGAGCAATGGATTAAAGACCCATCCTCAATGCCTACAGATGTTATATTCCAACGCAACTACAGCAGAAATAAAACCCTAGTTGATTTCTCTTGTATTCCTGCTAAGCTAAAAGAAACGATAATAAATACATTTGAGAGTACCCCAACTGGGGATAAAAGTAAACTGCTGAATTATTTCATTGCTAATAAAATGAAAATGATGCTTGAACATATTGGAGAATTTTAATGGTTCTGTTATTATCAGAAATTTTTGATCTTGTTGACAAGGCTAAGACTCGTGAGGAGAAGTTATTTCTATTGAAGAAACATGAGATGCCGGTTGTACGTGGTATACTCAAAATTAACTTTCATCCAGAAAAACTTATGGATTTACCGGAAGGTGAGCCCCCGTTTCGTAAAGAAGGTGGTAAACCTGTTGGATATCAAGAGACTAATCTCATTACTGAATATAGACGGTTTTATATCTGGTTAGACCCTAAGCAGAATCTACCTAAGCTTCGAAAAGAAAAGCTTTTTATTGAGATGCTAGAAGGTTTACATATATCGGAAGCTGAACTTATTTGTCACGCCAAAGATAAAATGATTCAGAAAAAATGGAAAACTATTAAAGAAGATTTGGTAAGGGAAGCGTATCCTATGATTTTACCTCCAGTTGAGGTGAAAGAAAAATCAATCCCTTTATCTTAAAGTCGCTCTGGCTAAGGTTTAGAAAACCTAAGTCATTATGGGAAGCTGAGGGCGGCTATTTACCCCAAGATAAGTACTTTGACATAAGACTGGTAGACCGTAACCGTGGAAACCGTAACCGTGGCCGTTACGGGTAATTTATTATATAATGTATTATCTTATGAAAGGGTTGATATGGGAATTATATATTCGAATGCTAAGAGATCGAAGCCTAAAACTATGCCTAAAGCCGAGAGGGAGGCTTATGCTAAGTGGTGTGAAAAGTATGATATTAAACCTGTTGGTAGATCTAAGAAGAAAGATATGAAAGCTAATATTAGTTTGCCTGGTACTGTTTATGTGCCCTATGTACGTGAGACTGTACGGTATCCTAGTTTAGATACCGGGCATAAGGGTGCTGTAACTACTGGGGTAAAGAAGTATGCGTATACTGGGGATAAGATGTTGGGTATTGCTGTTATGCATAAGTCTAACTTAGTACCTATTTTTACTGAGGAAAATGCGGTCGATGTATCGCGAATGAGACGCGGATGAAAATTGCTCTTGGTTCAGATCTACATATCGAGTTTGGTCAACTCGAAGTTACTAACGCGCATAATGCTGACGTACTGATCCTTTCTGGGGATATTGTAACTGCTACCGATCTAAAAGGCTACATAGAAGGTGACTCATATGGTCATGCAAAACGCTTTATGACTTTCTTTGAGCAATGCTCAACTAACTTTAATCATGTACTATATGTGATGGGTAACCATGAGCATTATCACGGGGACTTTGCAACCTCGGCTGATACTCTTCGTTCTGCTTTGAAAGAGTTTCCTAATATCCGTTTGATGGATAAGGGAAGTATAACGATTGATGATATTACTTTTATTGGTGGTACGCTATGGACCGATATGAATAAAGAAGATCCTCATACCCTTTATTCCATCAAAGGTGTTATGAATGACTTTAGAATTATTCAGAACAGTGCAAGAAAAGCACGCTTTTGTCCTGAGGATACTGTTGAAGATCATAAGGCCATGCTTGCTTTTATTGACGAAACTACGAAGGATAGGACCAATAAGTTTGTTGTAGTTGGTCATCACTCACCTTGTAAGATGTCTACCCATCCTCGATATAAAGAGGAGGTAGTGATGAATGGAGCATACAGTAGTGACTTGTCTGAATTTATTTTAGACCGGCCTCAGATTAAACTATGGACCCACGGACACACACATGACCCTTATGACTACATGATTGGTTCTACTCGTATTGTTTGTAACCCACGCGGCTACATTAACTACGAAGAATGTGCTGAAAATTTTGAATTTAAACTACTTGAGGTATAATATGAGTCTTCCTTCCGATCCCGCCGCGCGCAAAGCTATTAAGAAGTGTATGGATGAGTTATCTGCATCTATGGCACGTACTGAGGGCGAGCGTGAATTTATAAAAGAAGCTATTAATAATATTTGTGAAGAATACGAAATGAGTAAAAAAACGTTTCGTAAACTTGCTAAAGTTTATCATAAGCAAAACTT